CAAGGCGGTAACGTCGTAGCTTAATCCAGCATAGAAAGGAATAAATAATGCCCTTGCTGACTCCATCCGCAGTGCATGTAGATCAGCCGCTGACTAACCTCACGCTGGCTTATGCACAATCACAAGAGAACTTTATCGCTGATAAGGTTTTCCCAACTGTCGGTGTTTCAAAACAATCTGACAAATACTACATCTATGACCGTGCGAATATGAACCGTACTGGTGATGTAGCAAAACTGGCCCCACGTACAGAAGTAAACCGTATCGGTATGACTTTGTCTACAAGCAGCTACTTCGCTGATGTATACGGTCTAGGTATGGACTTCGACGAGCAAACTTTGGCTAACGAAGATGCTGCATTGGACATTCGTTCTGCTGGTGCTGAAACCTTGGCGATGCGTCTGATGATCCATCGTGAAGAGCAGTTTGCAACCAACTTCTTCTCAACTGGAGTTTGGGGAACAGACAACACATTGTCAGGTACTGATCAGTGGTCAGACTACACCAACTCAACACCAATCCAAGATGTAACTGCTGCTCGTCGTGCAGTACAGTTGGCTTCTGGTGGCTTCAAGCCAAACACAATGGTTGTTGGTAAAGAAGTACGTGACAAGCTGATCAATCACCCAGACATTCTGGCTCGTTTGAACGGTGGCGCAACTGTAACTAACACTGCGTTGATCACAGATGCTAAGTTGGCTGAAATCTTTGAGGTAGAGAACTTCTACGTCATGGAAGCTGTCAAGAACTCATCAGTAGAAGGTGTTGCAGAAAGCAATGCGTTTATCGGTGGTAAGAATGCTCTATTGGCTCACACACCAAACAATGCTGGTCTTATGTCACCAGCCGCTGGTTTGACCTTCGCTTGGAATAACCTCGAAGGTGTGAACAACTTAGGTATTACTGTTGAGTCGTTCTCAGATGATGCTCTGAAGCGTCAGCAAATCGCTGAGATGATCCAAGTTAAAATGTCTTACGATATGAAAGTCGTAGGCGCTGACTTGGGTTACCTCTTCGCTGCTGCTGTAGCTTAAGATTTATATTGGTGGGGGCTGTAGTAATGGCCCCTGCCACCCTTCCCCGACAAAAGGTAGTACAATGATCCGACAAGAGAATATGCCATTTCAAATAGACCGCCCAGTCTTTGTTAAGCACCCATTTCAATCTTGGGGTAGACAACTAAAGAAGGGTGAGGAGTTTAAATGGAAAGAGATTGGTGTAACTGAAGAGAAGGCACTGATCTTGTATACACAAGGTTTCATTCATCATAACTCAGAGTTTGAAGTAGAACTTAGAGTTGGTGATGGATTAGAGCAACTAGACGTAGCTGGATTGCATGGTCTTGTGGACAGTATCAACGAGAAAGTAAACTCTAAGACTAGATCTGACGCTGAGTTCCAAAAGAAGAAGTGTAAGAAGTCTAAGATAGTTGATAAACAGCGTGGGCTTATTCGTAGCTGGCGTAGAAATTATGGTCACATGGAGACTAATTAATTATGGCTTGGTCGTATGATGCAATGAACTTAGGTACGAGTACTCTGGCAGAGAGAATAAACTCTGTTCGTTTACTTGTAGGTGACACTGACACTAACGATCAACAAGTCCAGAACGAAGAAGTCACATTCGCTCTTAATCAAACAAGTGACAATGTATATTACGCCGCTGCATGGTGTGCTAGAAGCATAGCCGCACAATACTCTCGTAGGGTTACACAAAACCTCTCAGGTGCTCTCAGTGCTGACTACAGCGACTTACAAGACCATTACACTAGCCTAGCTGAGACACTAGAGCATCAAGGTAAGAAGACTGGTGCTGTATTAGGTATTAAAGCTGGTGGTATTAGTATCGCTACTGTGGATAATGTAAGACAAGATACAGACCGTGTTCCACCATCCTTCCGTAGGGATAGATTCAAGAACCCACCAAGTTACAGTGGTGATGACTACGATTATAGTTGAGGGGTAGGTAATGGCATTCTCAAGAGGTTATAACCTACTCAAGATGGTAGAGGAGTTTGGTGAGCCACTTACTCTACGCAAGAAGACTACAGCAGGAACCTATGATCCTACTACAGGGTCAGTAACAGGTTCAGCTACAACCGACTACAGCTTTGAGGGTTACTTCTACAACTACGATCAAGGTATCATAGCTAATGTAGATGAGATCCGTAGAGGCACCCGTAAATGCGTAGTCCCAGCTTTAGGATTGGCAGTAGAACCCGATGACGAAGATCAGATTATTGGTAACGGTGACACAGTTAATGTTATTTCTGTTGTTACTATATTTTCTAATGGGGTCAAGATTTGTTTCTTGTGTGATGTGAGAGAGTAATGGCCCAGAGTACTTTTAAGTCAGGCCTTGATAAAATTGTCAGTGATGCTGCTAGAAAAGGTATGAGAAGAGGTCTTGAGGAAAGGCTCGACAATATGGCAAGAGATGCTGTCGGTCTAGGTACTATTAATGTCCCTGTTTGGAGTGGTGCTTACGTGAGATCCTTTTCATTTAAGGCTAACAATACCTCAAGTAGAGGTCGTAGAGTACAATCAGATGATTACGCTGGAGGTACTCCTACAGGCGGGGCAGAAGATAGGGATGCCGGTCTTAGGAACCTTGAATCAGATATATCCGCTATTCTTGCAGATGAGAATGCAGATATTAAAACCATAACTCTTAGGAATGATTCTCCACATGCGAGTGCTGTCGAGGAAGGCTCTCTAACAGTTCCTCTAAAGGGTAATGAGCAAGGACTTGTGTTCGACAATGCTTATAAAGTGTTCGCACAGATAAGGAGAAAGTATGGCTAGTATACACAATGACATACGTGCTGCACTAGAAAACAAATTAGCCAACACCTCTGGTCTTCCATCAGGTATCGCTTTTGAAAATGTCTCTTTTAGTCCGACAACAGGTACAAGTTTTCTTCGTACATTTTACATTCCGACATCTCGTAGACCTGCTGTAAGAGGTTTAAACCCACAACAGAGATATGAAGGTATCTTTGGTGTGACCGCCTATGCCCCAGAAGGTAATGGCCCCGCCACTGCTGATAGTCTTGCTAATACTATTATTGAGGCTTTTGAAGCAACTACTAAAATCTCCTACTCTGGGGATGAAACAATCACTGTATCCATCGACTATGCTGAAAGACAACAAGGTTTGTTGGATGCGCCTTGGTACTACGTTCCGGTTAATATCGGATGGTACTGTTATAATAATTAGGAGAATACATTATGGCCTTCGCACAAGGTTCTCGTTCCAGCCTATCGTTCATTGTGGAAAGCACATTTGGCACGACTCCTGCTGGTAACTTCACAAACTTACCCTTCAGCACACACTCTTTGAATCTAACTAAAGATCGTGTAGCTGGTACTGACATTCAAGCTGACCGTATGCCCCGTGTTGACCGTCATGGTAACCGTCAAGCTGCTGGTGACATTGTTGCTGACTTACGTGATGCTGACTACGATGCATTCCTAGAATCAGCTATGTTGTCCACTTGGTCAACTAACGTCCTTAAGGTTGGTACAACACCTAAATTCTTCTCTATCGAAGACTATGCCGCTGACATCGACCAAGCTCGTTTGTTCACAGGTATGACAGTTTCTACTATGGGTATCTCTCTTGCCCCTAATCAGATGGTAACAGCTACCTACGGTATGGTTGGTAAGGACATGACTATTGGTGCTACTGAGAAGACACAGGACGCTGCATCAGGTGCTGCTCCATTCGATGCCTACTCAGGTACATTGGCTATCGGTGACGTTGATGGTACACCCTCTACATCAGCTATTGTAACTGGTATGGACTTCACTCTAACTAACTCATTCGCACCTACCTTCGTAATTGGCAGTGATAGTGCGCCACAGTTAGAAGTTGGTCGTGCAGAGATCGAAGGTACTATCTCAGCTTACTTTGAGGATGCAGCTTTAATTAACCGCTTCTTGAATGAAACTGAAACTGAGCTTGAGGTAACTGTGGGTGATGGTAGTAACACCATGAAGTTCGCATTCCCACGAGCCAAGATTAATAGCGCAGATGTAGGTGTAGATGGCCCAACTAGCCGTGTTATCTCTCTGTCATTCGTAGCACTCTACAACACAGCAGATGCAAGTAACTTAGTTATTACTCGCTCTGCATAAAGTACCCTAGCTAGGGCGGGGAAGCATTGGTGTCGGGTCTGATGCTTCCCCTTTTACCCGACCCGACAACTTTTTACCCGAAAGGAAACTCGATATGGATTTAAAAGATTTAATCCCGACCACAAATACTGTAGATGTAGAACTACTGCATCCATTCTCTGAAGAGCCTCTCTTAAATGATGATGGAACCCCCATGTCAATCACCCTTTATGCCGCACACTCTAAAGAGTACAAAGCAGCATTACATGAGCAAACAAATATCCGTTTGAAGAAGGCTCAAGACAACAAAGGCAAGATTGAAGTCACAGCGGAAGAGATGGAGAAGTCTAACATCGACTTGATAGCTAAAGCTACTAAGTCTTGGAACTTAACTTTTGATGGTGACAGCCCAGATTTCACTGTAGCTAAAGCTAAAGAGCTTTATGAGGAAGTGTTCTGGATGAGAGGTCAGATAGAGGAGGCATTGGCTAACTCGCTGGATTTTACGAAGACCTGATCAGTCAAATAGAAGCTTATGCTGAACACCAGTTCGAATTAAGCAAGACTGATCAGAACGGCACATCAGAACGTGAACACCTAGAACAAGTGGAAAGGCAGACTGGAAAAAGACTTAAACAACTAGATGGACCCGAATTTCCTACGTTGTTGTCTCACATCTGGTCTGCCTTTATTTTATTAAGCAACAGCAGATCTATGGGTTTCTCAGGCCCTAACCCGATAACATACGAACAAATAAAGGCATGGAAAGAAGTGACACAAACACCATTAGAAGCTTGGGAAGTATCAGCACTAAAGCGTTTGGACACTATCTTTATAAGGGTTATGAATGGAAAATGAAGTCTTAAAACTCATCCTCTCTGTTGAGGACAAGTCTGTCATTAAGGCTACCCAAGAGGCTAAACGTCTTGAGAAAGAAATCAAGGCGCTTGTAGCTACTGAGAAAGTGTTGGGCAAAGAGCATGAGATAGTCAAACAAAAGACTATAGAGATAAAGAGAAAGTTGCAAGACTATGCCAATATCAGTAGTCAGAAGGCTGTCCCTACCCTTAAGAAACTTATACAAGCTGAGAGAACCCTTAGCCTAGAAGTTGACAAGAATACTGCTGCTTTAACAAGAAATACTAAAGCTACAAAAACTGCTGCTAATGCGACCAATCAGTATGGGGCCTACGCTGCTGGTGCTGGTAAAAAACTAAACACTATGAATATGCGTATTCAACAAGGTGGTTATCAGCTTCAGGATTTCTTTGTTCAGATACAGTCTGGCACTAGCTTCTTTACAGCTTTTGCTCAACAGGGTTCACAGTTTGCGGGTGTCTTTGGACCGACAGGTGCTGTATTAGGTGCTGTCATTGCTATTGGTTCTGCTATTGCAGCTATGGCTTATAATTCATATAATGCCTCAAAAGATATGAGAGATCTTTCTGATGTCATGGATGATTTATCGGATGTCTCTAGTGATCTCTTAGATAGTTTTACAGAAATCGATGAAGTACTCGACTCAACGGCAGATAATATGGGTCTTGTCTCTGAAGCCTATAAAACATTTCTTGATTTAAAATTACAAGATAATTTATTAGAACAAACGAAACAGTTTAGAAGTTTGGGTTCAAGTATAAGTGATTCGGCGGGAGAGCTTAACACCTTTCAAAGATTTATGTTGGGCTTGTCTAAAGGCCCACAAGGGATGGGTATACTCGCCCCTCTTATGGACCCATTTGGAAAACAAAAAGGCATTTCAGAAAGGTTTGAAAAGGGATTATCAGGACAGAATGTTCAAGAAGCTTTAGGTGTTTCATCTGAGGTTTTAGGGAAACGCTTGTCTGAATATGACAGAGCTTTGTTGAGTGGTGATTTTGAATCGGCTCAAAGAGTCTTGGTTGATTTGTACGATGATGTTTTTGCAAACGTGTCAAAAACTAATGATGTTTTCAACAGCACTAAGACTGCTATAGAATCAACAATAGACCTTCTTCAAAAAAGATTGGATATTGAAAACGACACAACACAAGTCACTAAAGACGCAGAAGAGGCTAAAAAACAAGCAGCTAAAGATGCTAAGACGTATGCCGCTGGCGAAGCAGCTATGCTTAAGATCCTTAAGAAAAGAGCAGAAGATAGAAATAAGGCTGAGATAACCTTCCTCAAGATTATGCAAGCCTCTATGAACGAGAGGCAAAAAGGACTAGACGCAGAGCAAAAGATAAATGACCTTGTTGATAAGCGCCGTAACTCTATGCTTGATCAAGGCGATTTATTAAAGCATGAAGTGTTCTTAAGAACAGCTTATAAAGACGAAACATATATACAAGAGAGACTCGAACGGAAAAAATTAGACCTTTATATAAAACAAGCTGATTTAAACGAGACTCAGGCTGCTCGTTTAAGGGCTGCTCTTGGTTACTTAGTTGATCAAAAGCAAGCGTTAAAAGACCTTAACGAGCAAGAAAGTATTAGGTTACATCTTCAGAATCTGCAAGTTAAAGCTATAGAAGAGTCTCCTGCTGGACAAGCTCTTAGGAAGTACGGTGCAAGAGGAACAAAATCTGACAAAGATCCAACATTCGGTACTGGCCCTAATGCAGGTAAATCTATATATGACACAGACAAGTCCAATAAAACAATAAAAGAAACTATAGACCTCACCAGAGAACTAACTGAAGCACAGAAGCAACAAGTAGCTATAGCTGATAGTGTCTCTGGAGCCTTTGGTGACCTGTTTATAAATATGGTAGATGGTACTATGTCAGCTAAGGATGCCTTCAGAGCTATGGCTGCTGATATTATTAAAGAGTTGTATCGCATCATGGTCGTTGAACAGATGGTTCAATCTCTTAAATCTGGTATTATGGGTTTCTTTTCCCCCACTTCTGCTGCTGGCACTGCAGGTTCTGTAGCCCCACCTAAAGCCCCTAGAATATTTGACGGTGGTGGATACACAGGCTCAGGCCCAAGATCAGGTGGCTTAGATGGTAAGGGTGGCTTTATGGCTATGCTGCACCCTAGAGAGACTGTAGTAGACCACACTAAGGGTCAGTCAGTAGGTGGCGACACAGTAACAGTGAACCAAACCATCAACGTCTCTACAGGCGTACAACAGACAGTGAGGTCAGAGATTAAACAGCTTATGCCACAAATAGCTGATAACGCTAAAGCTGCTGTAGTAGATGCTAAGAGGCGTGGTGGATCATATGGAAGGGCATTCTCGTAATGGCTATTAGTTACCCCCTGTCGTTGCCTACAAGTATTGGCATAGCGCAGATAGATCTTATGGCTATCAATTCTGTAGCTGTATCAAGATCACCTTTTACTTTCTCTACGCAAGTTCATGCTTATGCTGGGCAGTCATGGCAAGCTGATGTTACTCTACCAAGTATTCGTAGAGACTTAGCTGAAGAGTGGATAGCTTGGCTTATTTCCCTTAAGGGTCAATTAGGGACTTTCTACTTAGGAGACCCTAATGCTGTAACACCCAGAGGTTCAGCTAGGAATGCAGATACTATACTGGTAAATGGAGCAGTGTCTTCTGGAAACACAATAGATATTGATAGCGCCCCTGCAAGCCAGACAGGTTACCTGAAAGCTGGTGACTACATGCACATTGGTACAGGTAGTTCTAGGCAACTGTTTAAGGTCTTAACTGATACTGACACTAATGCATCTGGAGAAGCTACCGTTGATGTTTGGCCTGATGTTAGAACAAGTATAGCAAATGCAGCAGCAGTGACTGTAGAAAACACTAAGGGTGTTTTTAGGCTTACTGGTAATGAACAATCTTTTAGTATTAACGAAGCCAGCTTCTATGGAATATCCTTTGGAGCAGTGGAGGTAGTATGACACGTACTGTACCAGCAGCTTTACTCACAGCCCTTGGGCAGACAGATGTACACCCTTATTATGCTATTGAATTAGACTTTGACAGTGGCCCTATAAGGCTTTGGACTGGGTATGGTGATAAAACCATAGACTCTAATACCTATACAGGTTCTGGCAGTCTTCTTAATATTAGTGGTATGGAAGAGGTTAATGATTTATCAGCTAAGAATATAACCTTAACTCTTTCAGGTATTTCCTCTAGTATTATCTCTTTAGCTCTTACAGAGCCATATCAAAGAAGAGAGTGTAAGGTTTACTTTGGTACTACAGATACGTCTACACCAGTGGAAGTCTTTAGTGGTCTTATAAATACTATGACCATAGAAGACAGCGGTGAAACTAGCGCTATACAGCTTGTTG